ATATAAGAATGTCGTGTTAGTAGATTTAACTTGTTCATCATGTGATATAGATGAAAGATCACAACGAATTATACGAAGGTCAATAAATCATCTACGTTTATAGGATTTCTTCCCGCCTCTCATTCTCATTTTTCCAAGTGTTGGAGACTCTAATATTGTAGTAATAGCGGGGGAACCTGGGTTCCCCGCTACATATAATGAAATGAGAAAATGTTTATAATAAATATTTGACAATGTTTTCCAAACAAGTTTTGCTAATTTTTCTTGTTTGACCCTTGGAACTCTCATATGTCATGTTTTGAAGACAAGTTGAGTCTAATTCTAATGCCTTAATAAGTTCGCGAATTGTTTTGTATTTGTTTAAGATTGCAACAGCTGTAACTGAACTAATTCCAGGGATTTGACAAAGCATGATTTCTCCAATATTTTCAGGGGTAAGGTTTTCTTTTTTTGATTTTTTTACAACTTCTACATATTTATCTACGGGTTTATCTAAATTTGAATCTTCTGTTGTTCCAGCATGATATTCAGTTAAGTAAAACGGTTTTCGTCCCTCTTTGAACCCGCGTCCAATTTTATGTGCCATGCAACAAATGAACTTTGCAGTTTCTTCTAATCCAAATGTCCTCATCACAGAAAACCCCTTGTAATAATTGAGAGAAACCATGGCCGAATAAATGGTGGACTTATCTACCCGACCTTTATAGAAAGAGGAATTCACGTCACCTTCAATAACGTAGATAATATTATGATTATGACAGCTTGATCCGTTCAAACGATAGGATTGTTCTTCGTACCGACCATCCTTAATACTGGCCGCTAAATCTTGAATGCTTTTTCTCTCCAAGATAATACATTCGGAATCATTGTAAGACAAAATAACATCTCCGATTTGCAAATTTTCTATTACAATGGCGGTATCTTTCAAGTCCTGTGTTTTTATGAAAGCAATTAAATCGGCTTCTCTATGATCTATATGAATTTTTACGCCAGACATCAATAAATAATTTAATAATATGTTATTAAACTATTTTTCTATATACTATCATTAATACCTCCTAATTGCACGATACGCGGACTGCGAAGGATTACTGAAGTTACCTAAGCAAAACAATGGTATAGAGTTGACACCACGGATGGAAATTGCGGGTAATACCGCAGAAGTAACACCGACGCTGGGAGATAAACCACCCTTCTTGACACCACCGCATACGTTTGTTTGGGATACAATAAGAGCCGTTCTGGCAGTTCTGGGAACATTGCTTAAAACCATAGTTATATATAGTGCAAAGATTATTTTTTATAGGGTCGGGCTAAACATTCAATGAAATACGCTTAAAGACTTGTCCTAAAGTATACTATATACCATGTCAGATCAAAAAAACCCGCTTCATGATGATGACCTTATTAAGAGCGACGAGGGTCTTATTTTTGATCCATACAACCCGTTGAATACTGAGATTACATTGAATGATATTCAATCTATTCTCACAAGATATGGCATGCCGGAAAACATAATCAATAACGTAAACTTGTATAAGAGAGCATTTGTTCATCGCTCATATACAAAGCGCCCTGCATTTGAAAATATCCAACAAAATATAACAATTGTGGATAGGCCGGATGATTGTATGCCGCTAAAGACAAAGTCCAATGAACGGTTGGAGTTTTTGGGAGACGGAGTTTTAGAATTGATCACAAAGTATTATTTGTACAGACGTTTTCCTAAAGAAAACGAAGGATTTATGACGGAAAAGAAGATTGCTATTATCAAGAATGAATCCATAGGAAAAATTGCGTATGAGATGCGTCTTCATCCGTGGATTATTCTTTCAAAACACGCAGAGGAGAAGAAAACGCGGACCAATTTGAAGAAGCTCGGGTGTCTGTTTGAGGCTTTTTTAGGAGCCTTATTTTTGGATTGCAATAAAATTTCAGTAAAAGACGAAGAAAACTGGTTTGGTAATATTTTCGTTACCGGCCCCGGATTTCAAATGGCACAGAAATTCGTGGAAAATGTATTTGAAAAGCATATTGATTGGATTGAGCTTATTAAGAATGATGATAATTACAAGAATATATTGCAGGTAAAGATTCAAAAGGCATTCAAGGTGACACCTCATTATTTGGAGATGGAGTCCGAGCCAGAATCTGGATACAAGATGGGCGTTTATTTGTGTTTGGGACAACAAATCTATGAGGCGAATAAGGCGACAAGTTTAGATATTAGAAAATTTGGGTCTATTAAAGATATATACGACCATTTGGAAAAGAGTGGTAACAAGATCCTTTTGTTTATGGGTTCAGGGCAACACAAAATTAAGAGAAAGGCAGAGCAAGAGGCTTGTTTTCAAGCATTGCAATCACAAGCATTAAATGGTATAGCGGTTGATGATTCGGCCAAGAAAGAAAATGATGATGAATAAGATTCTTGGATAAATACATTGAGTTCCCCACCTAAAAAGTTTTATATTCAAATTATATAAGATTGAATATAAATGAATCCTTTAGAACAAATAAAAGATAGATTAAAAGTAAAACCTGTCATAAGTCAACCTCAAGAAGAGTTTGGCGTTGTTTTACCTGCAAAACAGCCTGTAGGAGAAGAAGTTGTTAACCCACCTACTGTTCGTGATGAGAGAGATGTTGGTTTTGACAGAAAAGCCCTACAAGAACGATTAACTGAAAGAAAACTACAAACAGTTAGGCTGCAGTTTCCTGCTCCAACTGAAAAAAAAGTACTGCGGATTGCACCGGTGGTTGCACCACGATCTCGTGTAATTCCTGTTTCTAACAAACTTTTGTTGGAAGAAGATTCAGATGCTGAAGAGGAAGAAGATAAAGAAGAGGAACAAGATAAAGAAGCGAAAGCAGTTTATGAAGCTGAAGATGAACTTGAAGAAGAAATTAAAAAAGCTGCTGCTGCTATAAGAAAAAAAGAAAAAACATCGGTTGACCAGAGTTCTTTAAAACCAGCATATGACCCTAAGACCAGAGGAGTTGTCTTGTTGGATGAAAAAGACTGGGTTGAATTCGGGGAAGGACCCCTGGATAAGAAGTTACCAAAACGATCTCCCCAGGTTAACCTAAAAGTTTCAAGTTATTACATGAATAACAGAGAAATATTTGTAAATTTCATGAATACTTTGTTGGAACCTTACAAACAAATCATGGAATCCGACACCAATTTAATCACATGTGAAAATATTGGCCAAGGATCAGAAAATGTTCAATTACTTACTCATCAACTTTTAGTCCGAGATTATATGAATCTTTATACGCCTTATCGCGGGCTTTTACTTTTCCACGGTTTAGGTTCAGGAAAAACATGCACGTCTATTGCAATTGCGGAAGGGATGAAAGAGAAAAAGAGAATTATTGTCATGACGCCAGCTTCCTTGAAAAAAAATTACATGGAAGAACTCAAGAAATGCGGAGATCTCATGTTTAAGAAAAATCAGTATTGGGAATGGATTCCAACTGAAGGTAAATCCGAAGAACAAGTAAAAACATTGGCGTCTGTTCTTAATCTTCCAGTAGAGTACATAAGACGAAAAAGAGGAGCGTGGTTAGTTGATGTTAGCAAAAGAAGCAATTATGCTGGATTTGAAACCACCGATAAAAAAAACTTGGATGACCAATTGGATGAAATGATACGCTCTAAATATACATTTATCAATTATAATGGTCTGACAAGAAAACGTTTTGCGGATTTATCATCTAATTTTGAGAGAAACATATTTGATAACTGCGTTGTTATTATTGACGAGGCCCACAATTTTATCAGTCGTATTGTAAATAAAATAGAGAAGGAAAAAGAAATACCTATGAACAATAGGGGTGAAAAAGAACGTCTTTCTCGTTTTTTATCCGTCATTCTTTATGAGCAACTTTTACGCGCAGAAAATTGCCGCATTGTATTATTAACTGGTACGCCTATTATCAACTATCCGAATGAGCTTGCGATTTTGTTTAATTTGCTGCGTGGATATATAAAAACATGGGAAATCCCATTAACGGTTAAATCCAAGGAGAAAATTAATACTGAAAGCCTTCGTAGAATATTTTTCCGAGAGAACTCGGTTGACTTTATTGATTATACCCCAAGTAGCCAAAAATTATTAATTACAAAAAATCCAATCGGGTTTGCAAATTATATTAAGAAAGATTCTGGTTATCAAGGTGTAACAAATGAAATGAAAGGCATTGCCAATGTGGATGATTCTGCATTTGAACGACATATTATTGGTATTTTAAAATCAAACGATATTGAAGTCATCGGGGCAAATGTAAAAATTCATAACTATACAGCATTGCCAGAAAAGATTGAGCCTTTTTTAACTCGTTTTATTGATAGTTCAACAAAGCAAATTAAAAATATTGACCAATTTAAACGTCGTATTATTGGATTAACCAGTTATTTCCGTAGCGCACAAGAAGATCTTTTACCAAAGTATGAGAAGACTCCTCAATATCATCATATTGTAAAAATTCCGATGAGCGATTACCAATTTTATTGGCATGAAATGGCTCGTCAAAGTGAGCGCGAATCAGAGAAAAAAGGGAAAAGTTCCGGGTTTAGTGCAGAAGGAATTTATATTGAACCTGTATCCACGTATCGTATTTTTTCTCGTCTATTTTGTAATTTTGCAATGCCAACTCCTCCTGGCCGCCCTATGCCAAAAGCTGGAATCTCATTAAATAAAGAAGAAGAAGCGTTGAAAAAAGAAAAGGTTGGAGCCAAAGAAGGAGAAGTTGTAAACCAACTTGCAACTTTATTGGAAACTGCAAATAAAGAAGCCAAACGAGAACAGATGGAGAATGATGCGGCAGATGACATGATTTCCGCGGAAGAAGCAGAACCCGAAGCCGAAAATGTATTAGATAAAATAGCCGATAAATCTTACCCTGATAGAATCAAAGAAGCCCTTGATACTTTGAGAGAAAATGCAGCAACCAATTTGAGTGAAGTTGGACTACAAACCTATAGCCCTAAAATGTTGGCTATTTTACAAAATATTACAAATCGCGATCATAGAGGTCTTCACCTTGTTTATAGTCAATTTCGTACTATGGAAGGCATCGGAATTTTTTCTATGGTGTTAGATGCAAATGGATTCACACAATTCAAAATAAAGAAAACATCCTCAGGTTTATGGCAAATGGACATTAAACCAGAAGATCGTGGCAAACCAACATATGCTCTTTATACTGGAACCGAAAGTGCGGAAGAAAAAGAGATAGTCCGAAATATTTATAACGGCCAATGGGATTACATTCCAACAGACATTGCAGAGCATTTGCGGGGAATAAGCAATAATAATAACATGGGAGAAGTGGTAAAGGTATTCATGATTACATCGTCTGGATCAGAAGGTATTAACTTGAGAAACACCAGATATGTTCATATTATGGAACCTTATTGGCATCCAGTGAGAACAGAACAAGTTATTGGACGTGCTCGTCGTATTTGCAGTCACAAAGATCTGCCTCTTCCTTTACAAACAGTTGAAGTTTTTATTTATTTGATGACATTTACGGAAACTCAGAGGACTGGAACATATTCTCGTGAGTTAGTCCTTCATGATATGAGTAAGAGAGAGCCAAAAGTCCCACAGACGAGTGATGAGTACTTGTATGAGATTTGTGTTATTAAAGAAGAAGTAAGTGGCCAATTGATAAAAGCGATTAAAGAAACATCGGTTGATTGCTCTGTATATTCAAAGAATTCAAAAGAGGATCTCAGATGCATTGCATTTGCTGATCCCCCGAAATCGGCATTTAGTTATACACCAAATATTGATAATCAACAAAGTGATGTTATTGCTTCACTTAACAAGAGGAAAATAGAATGGACTGGAAAGCCAGTTACTATCCAAGGTATTCAATATGTTGCTCGTAAAATGGATTCAAGACATTATAATATATATGACTTGGAAAGTTACAATTCAGTAATAGAATCTGGGGACGGGGAACCGAGATCAGTCGGAACATTGGAAATTAAACCCGATGGAAAAAAAGTATTCAATACTGTAGGGGTATAAAAACATTTGGGGTTATATGTTTAATGAGACGAACACTTTCAGCTCTTATAAAGGATCTATCACCCATTATGACTCAGCGGTTTATTACAAATAAAGATTTACCTATTTGCAAGACATGTGAGTTTTATTATATTTCAAAGAAATCCAAATTACCGGGTTATTGTACCAAGTTTGGAGAAAAAAATATAATAACCGGTGATATAACGTATCAGTTTGCTTCTGTTTCCAGAATAAATACAAATATGTGTGGAAATAACGGGATTTATCATGTCAGAAAAAATATACACAATAATGAAAACAACGACTAACTTATTCATAATAGTTCATTGAACGGTCTAATTGTTCATCATTGTTCCAAATGCCAATAGTAACATCGCGATATATCTCTCCATCTGCATGATATATCGGCGAAGAACACAACTGGCCTAATCCAGTTCGTTTATTATTTTCCCATGTACCAACGTAATATGATTCATCTTCATATAAAAGCTTACCTGGGCCGTTTCTTTTGTCGGATTTCCACAAACCATCATAAACATCTCCGTTGTAATAATACATTATCCCTTGACCGCTTCTAAGCCCACATTTAAAGTCTCCTTCATATGTGTGACCATAATTTTCATAAGTAAATATTCCATACCCATGTTCATCGTCATTTTTCATTTCTCCTTGATATTTGTCTCCGTTTGCGTATTGATATGTTCCGTAACCAGTCATTCTATCGTTTTTCCAATGTCCGTCATACCATTCTTTCTTGTCTTCCCACATATATTTTCCTTTTCCGTGTTTCTTGTCTCTTAAAAACATTCCTGTATAAGTTTTTCCACTTTGAAAGGTCAATATTCCGTAGCCCGTTTTTTTATCTTTTTCCCATTCCCCTTCATACACTTTTCCACAATCATAAACAATTTTTCCATTCCCATGTCGTAATCCATTTACAAAATCTCCTATATACTTGAACTTATGTTCTCTGTCGTCAAGAGACCCATATCCATTCCTTCTTTCATTTTCTATTGCTCCGATAAAACAGCTTCCGTCGGCCCACATATATTTTGCATAACCATCTTCACACTTGTTGTTAACCCAAGAAGCGTGAAGAACATCAAAATCATCGTCATATTCTTTTGTTGGGTATTTCATAATACCCGTTCCATGACGCATATAATCGTCGTCCCACATTCCAACATAAATAGAGCCATCTTTGTAGGTTACTTCCGCAGATCCATCTATTTTCTTAATTTCAGTAATATCCTCTTTCTCATAGGTTGCCATGTTGATTCGTGATTGTTTTTTATGTAAAAGAAAAAGTTTGATAAAGCAATTCAATTTTCTAATTGTACGATTATGTTGCGCTCAACACATTCTTAGTAAATACAACAGATATAAAAGTGAATAATGCAAAGAATAAACGATAAGTAGTTGATTTTTTTCTTTTTTCAATTGGTCCCGCGTTTCCATAATAAATAATACTATTTCTAAAGGTTACAATCGTAAGAAGTGAAATAGCAAAATCAAGATCGGCTCGCGGATAGTTTATACCTTGTATTTCTAAAAGGAAATTATCCATGGAAATCATGTTGTTATAAACCGTTTTTCCTAATGCATCTTTTGCAGATTTTATTCGTTTTAGAGTGTCTACATGACGACCAATTTCATAGTGTTTAGACGGAAAAATTGAAGAGGTGTAAGCTTCTTTCTCCATGCACAGTATTTCGCTATTTTCGTGTTCCCACGGTATCTCTCCGCAGTCCCATTGTTCAACGTAATTACTATAAACATATTTGGAGGGTCTGATATTATATGAAGTTGCAGACATAATCTGTAAAAGCAATAAGAATAGTTTAATCATTTTGTTGTTATATGTGAATGATATAAAAAATTGTTCATTTTTATTTCTTTACTTTTTCTTTACTTTTTCTTTACTTTTTCTTTACTTTTCTTTTCATAGTTGTAGTTCCTGTTCTTTTTTTTCTATTATCACAGGAGTTTGAAGAAGATTATAAATCAATGTTAGCATTGTATTGTTTCTCTCCATATAAGATTCAAGAGTCTTGCTTAATTTATCAATTTGTTTTTCAATATTGATTATTCTTTCTGTTAGATCTATTGGTTCCTCATCCACAAAACTGTTTTTATTAGAAATTTTTTTAATTTTTGAGAATAAATCTTCATTTGACTCAATTGTGTACTCTTGGATTTGATTATTACCCCAGCTTATATGTTTTTCAAGAGGAGCATCCAAATTGATTATTGCCGATTCTAATACTCTCGGCGATTCAATCTCTTTGATGTCAATTTTAATGTATTCTTGAGGTCCACGTGGATTTTTTTCTACTTGGATAGACGTTTCCTCAGGTTTTAACCATTGTACAACTTTTGACCTATCTGTATTTTTTGATTGTATAGCCATTTGTTCCATTTCTAAATTTCGTTGCGCGATCATTCGTTTAACTATGTCTTCGGTTTCATGCAACGGACTATCAAGTGCGTCTGAAAAATTGGGTTGTTGAGGAATCGGAACTGCCATCGCGCTGGTAAACTCGTTTTGTCTTTGAGAATAGTCTTTTTCAAATTTGGATATACGATTTTGTTGAATGTCTTCAAATGTTACGGGTACTGGAGGAGGAGAAGGTTTTTTAATAGATGAGAGAAAGGATGTTATAAATTGTTTGTTTAATGACATTAATGAGTCGTGATTTTTTCTTTCATTTTCATAAAATGGTTTTACTTGTTGTAAAAAATAGCTCTGCACATCGTTTACATATTTTTCTGGAATTACATTTTGATCAAGAACTACTTCCCAGATCAATTGAAGATTCGTATTATCTAAGAATTGAGACATAAATAAATATATAATTATTTATTTATGTTTTTATAGCTGATTAAAGTAAATTTTTCTAAAATTTTCTACAAACTTATCGGTTATTCTATGTGTTTTTAGATATTCTCCGTTTATATGATCTTGTAACATATGAACAATAAAATAAAGAGAATACATACCACATTCAGTATTTCCTTTTTGGTGTTCAACAGGATAGTTTTGATCAAATTTAAATGTTATTGGAGTTGATAAATTTTCTCCTTGTTCTGCAACGGTATCTACAAAATGTTTTATACGACTGGGTATCTTTTGACCTGCGCTATCAAAATAAAAAATGGTCTTAGATTTAATGTTTATAAAAAGTGACACCCAATGTGTTCCTGGTCCAGAATGATTGTCCAAATTAAAAATAATTCCCAGTTTCTCCTTTCCGTCATTTATATGCCTTTTTAATTTAAAATTGCATAATTCATTCCACACGCAAACTCCGAAACCAAGTTTTGCATCATAATCAATTGGAGACGGACCTATAAATTTAAAGGTCGGGTATGCTTTTTCATATTGATCCATAACTCTTGATATATCATCACTTGACAACCACTCGTTTGGATTTTTGTTCCAGTCTGAAGGGGCTAATGGAGCGAATGAATCGTTTAACTCCTTTTTGCTTTTTTTATCTACAAATGGCTGCTTGGTCCAACATATTTCATCATTACAAACGCTTTGCATATTTTTGTCAAGGGTTTCCCAAATTTCATCCGGGTCGTTTGATAAAATTTTTGCATCTTTATGAATACTATTCCAAAGATCTCTTAATTTGAATAAATTTTCATTGGATAAGCATGTTTTTTTTAAATTGCTGGATTTTGAAAGAGGGCTGCATTGAACTTTCTTCATTTCAGATCTAACATAATCCATGTCATCGTTATTATCGTGTTTATGTTTATTATTCTTTGTTTTGGGACCCATCTTCAGCTGTATATATTTTTGTAACATTATTTTTTTTCAAAATTCCCTTATTCTTGAATTCTGGTTTGCGTAAATCTACTTCTTTCTTTTGAGGGTGAATTAAAGGTTTCTCCTTTTTTTTATTTATTTTTTTTACAAAATTATCCAACGTTGGTGCCTTAACATTTACTGTTTTTATAATTAAATTGTCTGTGTCCGATTGGTCAAACGTGTTTGTTTCACTCTCTTCTATGTTGTTTGTTATCTCAATAATGTTTTTACTATATTCCTCCTGAAATATTTCTGTCGTATCTTCCAATTTAAAATGTTGAATGCAAGATTTTACATACTGATTAAAACAATAATATATATCGGTCGGCAATTCAAGACTTTCATTCAGTAATAATTGTTTTGTCAAGTTTAAAATTCTTCTTCGGTAGAATTTTTTATCTTTTTTGTTTGAAAGTTGCATTTCTTTTGATAAAATAGACCGTTTATATAATTCTTTGTTGATTAGACAATCAAGGGTTATATTTTGTATCAGTTGTTCTGACATATTATAGAGTGTAAAGAAATAAATATGCCTCATTTTACACGGTTAGTTTGGTGATAAATTTTGCGATTGAACACGCGTATTATTATTAAAAAAATCATTTCCTATATTTTCTGGATTCGGATTAAATACAGGAAACGTTTGCGGTGTAAATAATTGTGGAAACTGTTGTTGTTGATTCATGTTGTTCTCAAATTTATAACTATATAAATCACTTTTACTGGATGGAACATAAACAGCCTGATCGGATTTTTGTAATGCGTATTTTTGCCCCCTGAGCTCAGACTCTACATTTACATTTTCGGTAAAGCCACACCACGGTGATTTTCTTGTTCCAGGATTAAAGGTTTGGTTTACAGAATATAAAGGAGGCTGAACTAAGGGTGTCTTTTGAACGGGCTTTATATCTACTATCGGCAAATGAACATATTTTGTTTGAACAGGTCTTACATCTAAATAAGGCTGTAGCATACTACTTGGAATATTTCTACTTGATATTCTCTCATTTGTTTGTTCTATAATATCAGATGATGAAGGATAATTACTCATATTATACATACTATAGATATTTGTTTTATGTACAAAACATATAAAGGCTCTTTATCGTATATAATATAAAGACGGATGTGCGGAATTTTTTGCTTGTTAAATAATGATAATACATTGTCACTTGATTTTATTAATCAGCAATTTTCAAAGGGTTCTGGAAGAGGCCCTGAATTCTCTAAATTGCAAAATGTTGATCATAGAAATACATTGTTTGGTTTTCATCGTCTGGCAATCAATGGTCTTAATTCCGAATCAAATCAACCTTTAAGTGACGAAAAAGGTTTAGTCTATTTAATTTGCAATGGTGAAATTTACAACTATAAAGAGTTGTATAAGATGATGGGAATAACTCCTAAAACAAATTCTGATTGCGAGGTCATCATACATCTTTATAAAAGATATGGAATTGAACAGACATTGCAAATGTTGGATGGAGTTTTTGCATTTGCTTTGTATGATTTTTACGGAGAAAATGAAGAAAGTGGAAGTAGGTTGTTTTTAGCTCGCGATCCTTATGGAGTTCGTCCTTTGTACTATTTGTTTAAGGAACGTACATCAAATGTTGATGAGTATATTCCTCATATAGATTGTGAAATATTTGCATTTGCTTCAGAGTTGAAGGTTTTGAGTGATTTTACTGATAAATTACCTGGTTCTACGATTGAGCAATTTTTACCTGGTACATATAGTGAATTAGAAATAAGCGCACAAATGTTGTCAAAGTGGGTGATGAAACAGAAGAATGTTCGGTATCACATTCCGGCTTTTTCTAAAAGCTTGTTGGATAAAAGCTTGAATAAAAGCTTGTTGGATAAAAGCTTGTTGGATAAAAGCTTGTTGGATAAAAGCTTGATCTTGGATAAAATGTACCCAGACTGGGTTATCAATGGAATACAAAGTCACATCATTGACGCTGTAAGGAAGCGCTGTTTGACAACAGATCGGCCTATTGCGTGCTTACTTTCTGGTGGATTAGACAGCAGTTTGATTACTGCTCTGGTAAATGATGAACACAAGCGCCGATTTGGCCCCGAGACAAAATTAGAAACATATAGTATTGGTCTACCTGATTCAGAGGATATTAAATTTGCCAGAATTGTAGCAGACTATCTTGGAACAAAGCACACGGAGATTATTGTGACCGAAGATGAAATGTTTAATATAATACCTGAAGTTATTCATGCAATTGAGAGTTATGATACTACGACGGTTCGCGCAAGTATTGGAAATTATTTGCTCGGAAAGTATATTCGCCTTAATAGTGATGCAAAGGTAATTTTCAATGGAGATGGGTCGGATGAATTATGCGGCGGTTATTTGTACATGTACAAATGTCCGGATTTGATAGAATTTGACAAAGAAAGTAGGAGATTGCTGAGGGATATATATTTGTTTGATGTATTGAGATCCGATAAGTGCATTTCTTCTCATGGATTAGAACCGAGAACTCCTTTTTTGGACAAGTCTTGGGTAAATTTCTATTTGTCGCTTCCATTAGAGTATCGTTTTCATGTTCATAATAAAGTTTGCGAGAAACACTTGTTACGGACTTCTTTTTCTAACTCGTATTTTAAGAATAGTTCTGGTCAATCATTGTTACCAGATAATATTTTGTGGAGAACAAAGGAGGCATTTAGTGATGGTGTTAGTAAACACGGAAGATCGTTATATGAAATTATTGATGAAAAGGTGAAGCCAGAACTATTGAAAATGATAGGGGAACAGGATTCAATTGATGATATAGATTTGTTTCAAAACATTAAGGCGTTGAAGAAACATTTGCCTCCAGACTATAAAAAGTATGAGCAGGTATATTACCGCATGATATTTGAAAAGTGTTACGGAGGGAAGGGATCCGTATTACCGTATTTCTGGATGCCCAAATATGTTGAAGCTGGTGACGCAAGTGCTCGGACATTGGATATTTATAAAAAAGTTAACGCGTTACAGATTTAGGAAAATAGTTTTTTTATAGTTGTATAATAAATGTCTTATTGGTACGGACCATATGGTTTTATGTATAAGAAAAATACTGGGTCTGGAGTCCGCAAAAACCCTTCTTATGGATTGATTTGCAATCAACCGACATATTTATATAACAAGTATAGCGCTGGAAATAGTGGTATTGGAGGGCAAAGTACTGCGGTGCGCCGCGCGAAAAACATAAGAGCAACGGTTTGCACTGGAAACTCTTCTTGTGGAAATTTTTATAAATACATTGGGCGCTACGATAACTATACTGGAAACCCAAATGGGTATTTCATTCCACCTTTGTGAAAGGTGGAGCCAAATAGACCTTTAAGAAAGGTATAGCCAAATACGTCTTTGAAAAAGTACAAACAAAACTTTTATCTTTTTATTATATACAGAATATGATTGTAGATAATAAAAAATTAATTGCATACCAAGAACTCTTTTTTACTTTATTTATTGTGATAAACTATTTACTGTATTTTGTTCTTCTTTTCGGAATATCATCGCGTGCTCCTGAATATTTAGATAGGTTGCACATTCTTATAACTATTTATATTTCAATATTTCTCATTATAAGATTTAATCCATTCCGCAAAATTGAACTTTCCATATCGCGCGAAACACTTCATTTGGACAAACGAATTGCATTTACTGCAGGTATATTTTTACTTTCCACCATTGCATTACACGATGTAGCAAATAATTATTTGAAAGATACCCAAAGCTTTTTACATAGGGTAAAAAGAGCCGCGGGATTTTAATGTTTTTCTTTTTACATACTGACGATTTTTTCTTGTTCCTGATGGAGGTTTATACCAATCCTTGTCAAAAAATATCTGTAAATGCATCATTATTTTTTTTGACACAATTTTATCTATTTCATATTCATCTTTAGATTTAGGGACATATTTAAAGTCATACAACTGCATATTCTCACGTGCAAATTTAGAAAAATTATCTGATCCATTGACCAGAGTAATTCCAATATCGCTTTTTTCAAAACGAACAATCATTTCATCATATGATAAATTGTATATATAAGGGTTCACTTTAATGTAATATATATTATGTCCTGTCATATTTGGATAGAAAACATCGTCTAAAAAACATATTTGGGTATTTTTTGGCAATTTTGTGCACTTTACTAAATCATCAAATGTTTTTTCATTTGATGTTCTACCCATCTCTATCCGTTTACCATTTATTTTAAAAGCTTTTATAATTTGATCAAATAAGGTAAAATGAATCTTAGACTCAAAATAGTTCTTTATTAAAATTGTCCATTCTTTTGATCCTTGGTTGTTGGTATATATCATAACAGAATTGCAGTCCTTTGTCCTTTTTTTATATTTCAAGTAATTTAATATAGAATAGATATGTGGTTTTATAAATTCCGGATAAAGATCTAATATAGCATTAAAATCTTTCTGTCCAAGAAGTTTGTCTTTTAGATACAATTGAATCGTATCCCATAATATAGATAATTCAACAAAATACCCGAGGGTTTCATCTAAATCAAACACGACGACCTTTGGTATCAAAGGCATTATGGTCTTCCTAAATATACGTCATATTATAAAATTGACATATATTATCACTTGTTGAGATATAAAATATTTGGTTATATCAGATAGGATCCGGTTCATGGGTTCATTAACTACCGTAGATTATAGAAAAATATTAGA